ATCAAGAATACGAGCAAGGAACAGTTTGCTCAAGAATTTGAATGTGATTTTGTCGGCTCGATTAATACTCTGATTAATGCAACAAAACTCAAGAACATGCCATTCCACGAACCAAAACAAGTCTTGGGAGACATGGACATTTACGAAAACCCCCAAGAAGGGCATGTATATACACTAGTTGTCGATGTGTCTCATGGTGAGGGGCTTGACTATTCTGCATTTTCGATCATTGATTCGTCAGAATTTCCCTATAAGCAGGTGGCTAAATATCGCAATGCAACAATTCCCCCGCTGACCTATCCCACAGTTATCCATAATGCTGCATTGAAATACAACGAAGCATTTATTCTTGTCGAAATCAATGACATCGGGCAGCAAGTGGCCGATATTTTACATCATGATCTAGAGTATGAAAACATGCTAATGGTCACACAGCGAGGGCGTGCAGGGCAAGTTCTTGGCGGTGGGTTTGGTGTTGGTCAGGCTCAAATTGGAATCAAGACAACCAAGAAAGTGAAGCAGGTGGGTTGTCTCAATCTCAAGAATCTTGTCGAAAATGATAAACTACTCATCGAAGATTTTGACACCATTGCCGAACTGACTTCCTTTGTGGCCCGCGGATATTCTTATGAGGCTGAGCCGGGGCACAATGATGACTTGGTAATGACACTCGTTCTGTTTTGTTGGCTCACCACTCAACCCTATTTCAAGGACTTGACTAGTGTGGATGCCAGAAAGCGCATCTTGGCAGACAAATCAAAGGTCGAAGAAGAGGAATTATTACCCTTTGGATTTATTGATTCGGGACCTGTGATCGACGAAGGAGTTTCAGTTGATCGGGGAGATGGTTCTTGGTTATGGAAAGAAGACAAAGAAAAATCTGGACCTCGTTCTAGTTTTCACTAAAATACGCCATATTATAAATATCATCAGAATGAAAAGAATTTGTATGCGAGAGAGAGAGAATTCTTTAATTTGATAACTTATTAGGTCTAAACGAGGAGAATTAAAATGCCATTCCAACTTTCACCGGGCGTAAATGTTTCGGAAATTGATTTAACCACAATTGTCCCTTCCGTGGCTACCACAGACGCAGCCTATTGCGGGCAGTTTCAATGGGGTCCTGTAGACGAAATCACACTAGTCAACAACCAAGAGACTCTTGTTAGCACTTTTGGTAAGCCAAATCAGAACACATCGGCACATTGGTTTACTGCATCCAACTTTCTAGACTACGGCAACAAGCTACATCTGGTTCGTGTCGTAAGTGCGGTGGCAAATACTGCATGTGAATCACCGGATGCTGCCGCTGCGCTGCTCATCAAAAACGATACCAACTATGCAGAAACAGCAGGAGACGGTCCTTTTGGAACAACCGGAACTAGCTATGCTGCCACCTTTGGTAAGTGGGCTGCACAGTTTCCTGGTAATTATGGAAACAACCTAAAGGTTTCTGTGTGCGACTCCTATCCAGGACAGTTTGCCAATGCAGTGGTTCTTGATACTGCAAACACGACTGCCGGATCAAAGACCATCTTTCTTCACTCAAACACTAACTTTGGTCTTGGAGATAAAATTACTTTCCGAGATTCGACGGCTGATGACATTGCCGTGACTGGCGCAACTCAAATCTCGCCAGACCAATATCCAGCCCAGGTTGTTCCTGCTGCAACATTCCAAATTGTTGCATTCAATGAAGGACTATATGCAGCTTCCGACACGAATATAAATGGCAACGGTACTGGAGTAATCTTAGACAAGGCTGTTTCTACAACTGCAAACAATATTGCAATCGACCGAAAATGGGAGTTTTACGAATACTTTGACCAAGCTCCAGGAACTTCTACATTTGCAGAGGCTCGAAGTTCGGCCAATGACGAAATTCATATTGCCATTTCTGACAACTCTGGTGTCATCACCGGTATCAAGGGTCAGCCTCTTGAGACATTTGCAAACCTTTCAAAGGCCAGCGATGCAAAGACTGACGACGGAAGCAGCAACTACTATGTCAATGTGATTAATCAAAAGTCAAAGTATATTCGATTCTTGAATCATCCTACAACTCAATTTGTTCAGGAGGGGTCTGTCGAAGCAGGTGGAGCGAGTCGAGCTTGGGGTAATACTGCATGGTATGGTGATACACCCGCAGGTGTAGTCGAATCTTTCAAGGCATTCACAGGCGGCGACGGGAGAACTGATGAAGAAAAAGCCTGGAAGCCAGACAATGTTACGCTAACAGGCGGAAATAATGGTCTGACAAGTTCTGCGTCTGCATTTATTCTTGGTTATGATATGTTTGCAGATCCAGACGAGACTGACATCTCAATGGTTATTGGTGGACCTGCAAACGGCACTGTCGCAAGCTACATTATCGAAAGTGTAGCCGAAAAGCGCAAGGATTGTGTTGCATTCATTTCGCCAGAACGATCAGATGTTGTTGGTGAGAATACACTATCCACCAAACTTACTGCTGTCAAGGAATTCCGATTAGGTCCTGACACCGCTAAGTCTGACACCATTAACAGTAAGAGTAGTTCTTATGGCGTCCTGGATAGTGGTTGGAAGTATCAGTATGACAAGTTCAATGACCAGTACGTTTGGACACCATTGAACGCAGATGTGGCTGGGCTTTGTGTCCAGACAGATAACAGTCGTGATCCATGGTGGTCGCCAGCTGGTCTGAACCGAGGGCATGTCAAGAATGTTGTCAAGCTGGCTTGGAATCCTCAGAAGGCTCATCGCGATGAGCTTTACAAGAATGGCATTAACCCCGTTGTTACAATCAAGGGGCAAGGTACTATTCTATATGGTGACAAGACGCTCTTGGCCAAGCCTAGTGCCTTTGATCGTATTAACGTGCGAAGGCTCTTTATTGTACTAGAAAAAGCCATTGCAACCGCAGCCAAGTTCACGCTATTTGAGTTCAATGACTCATTCACTCGTTCACAATTCAGAAATATGGTAGAACCTTTCCTCCGCGATGTACAGGGGCGAAGAGGAATCTTTGATTTCAAGGTTGTGTGTGACGAAACAAACAACACAGGCGAAGTTATTGATCGAAACGAGTTTGTTGGTGATATTTACATCAAGCCTGCTCGCTCAATCAACTTCATTCAACTAAACTTTGTCGCAGTCCGAACGGGCGTTGACTTTTCAGAAGTTGTTGGGAAATTCTAGTATAAATAGTATTAGACATCGAATAACACAAAGACAAGCCGCGACGGAAAGGTCTTGATTACGAGTTTGTTCCGTCAACTTAGGCACAAATAGAACCAATACATCACAAGGAGAATAGGCATATGCCTTTTAACATTAACGATATTAGAGCGCAATTAACGGGAGGAGCTGCAAGGCCTAATCTATTTGAGGTGGTCATGCCTTTCCCTTCGATTGCCAACCCAGGCTCAGCCAGCACCAAGATGACCTTTACATGTAAGGGCGCTCAAATGCCTGGTTCAGACATAGGGATGGTCGAGGTACCATATTTTGGTCGAACGATTAAGATTGCAGGCAATCGAACATTTGCCGAATGGACTACAACCGTAATCAATGATGAAGATTTTGTTGTATACAATGCAATTCAGACATGGATGAATTCCATTAATCAGCACGAATCAAATGTTCGAGGAGCTGGAAGTGCCCCGGCCGATTATCAAGCCACTGCCGATGTTATTCATTATGGAAAGGATGGAGCAGAGATTAAACGAATAACCGTTGTCAATCTTTGGCCATCTACTCTTGCTCCACTTGATCTTGATTGGTCGTCAAATGATACACTTGAAGAGTTCACCTGCACATGGCAGTATGATTACTGGCAGGCATCTGGCGTTACGTCCTAAGTGAAATAAAACAAAGTGATGGTTGGAGGCGGATTACCTGCCTCCAACCACCTTTTTTGGTAGATAGGATTTATATACATGGCGGTTAAACTTTTTGGTTTTACAATCGGTCGGGAAGCCCAAGAAAACGAAGCAAAAATTCAATCTTTTGCTCCTCCCGAGAATTTAGATGGCGCACTACAAGTATCTCCTTTGGCGGGAGCATACGGAACGTATCTGGACTTTGAAGGTGCAGCCAAAAGCGAAGCCGAGATCATTACACGATACCGTGAAATGGTCATGTATCCTGAATGTGAATATGCCGTTGATGATATTGTCAACGAAGCCATTGTCACATCAGAAGAAAAGCCTCCCGTCAGCATTGTGTTGGACAAATTAACCCAATCTGCTTCCATTAAAACTAAAATTCAAGACGAATTTGATGTTGTTTTAGAACAGCTTGATTTTCAACAGCAATGCTATGAAATTTTCCGAAGATGGTATGTAGATGGTAGATTATACTATCATATTATTATTGATGTCGATCAGCCCCAAAAGGGAATTCAAGAACTTCGATACATTGATCCTAGAAAAATCCGAAAAGTAAAACAGACCAGAAAAAGTAAAACTTCTTTGCAACAAGGGCAGCCTGTTCCTTTGATTGGTCCTGGTCTAGAATTTTTTATCTATAACGAAGGGGGCTTGGCCAAGAAAAGCGGCCAGCAATCTCAAGATATAAAAATTGCCAAAGACAGCATTTGTTATGTGCATTGTGGTTTGTTAGATGCCAAAAAATCTATGATTATCTCGCACTTGCACAAGGCCATCAAGACCTATAACCAATTACGAATGCTAGAAGATGCCGTTGTTATTTATCGCATTGCTCGCGCACCTGAACGAAGAATTTTCTATGTAGACGTAGGCAATCTTCCAAAGATCAAGGCCGAACAATATCTGCGCGATATTATGACACGCTTTAAGAATCGTCTTGTATATAATGCAGCCACAGGCGAAGTTAGCGACGAGCGCGAACACCGAACCATGTTGGAAGATTATTGGTTGCCGAGACGCGAAGGTGGTCGGGGCACAGAAATTTCAACTCTTCCTGGTGGGCAGAATCTTGGCGAAATTGATGACATTCTTTACTTCAGAAAGAAGCTCTACAAGGCCATGAATGTTCCTTCGTCTCGACTGGAACAAGATTCTGGATTCAACATTGGTCGTTCGGCTGAAATCACGCGAGACGAGGTTAAATTTGGGAAATTTGTCACTCGACTACGAAGCAGATTTTCTCAATTGTTTTTGCATCTTTTGGAAACACAGCTTAGGCTCAAGGGAATTATTACACACGAAGATTGGGAAATATTTAGAAACCAAATCCATTTTGATTGGTCAAAAGACACTCACTTCATTGAGCTTCAGGAGACTGAAATTTTCCGAAGTCGAATTGAAATGTTAAGAGATGCAGAAGAATTCAAGGGTGAGTATTTCTCGAAAGAATGGCTCCGAAAGAATATTCTTCGTCAGTCTGACAACGATATTACAATGATTGACAAGCAAATCAGTAGCGAGGCTCCAGTCGAAGAGGAGCCCGAAGAAGAAGAAAACGCACAACAATAAGCTATCAATTCTTATAAATAAGAATTAGAGGAGACATTACAATGAATGATACAGAATCATATATTGCACAGGCAGTTCAGAGCGCAAAAGAAGAAGATCCAAATGGCATGAAAGATTCCATTGGGAATGCACTCATGAACAAGATTGGCGATGCAGTTGACCTAAAGAAAATTTCCATGGCTGGAGAACTCTTCGGAGAAAAGAACGAAGACGAAGAAGACGAAGACGAGAATGGCTCAGAAGAAGAGGAAGAAGAGAACGGGAAAAAGAAAAAGAAGAACCCGTTTGCAAAAAAGAAAAAGAATGGCGATGATGACGAAGATGATGACGATGAAGAAGAAGATGTTGACGAGGGTGCCATAGGAGACGTAGTGAAAGCGGTTGGTTCAAGCGTTAGGGGAGCACTTGACCGTCGCGCCGAGGCTCAGAAGAAAAAGAAAGATTTGGAGCACGTCCGGAACATTGCAAGAAAATATAGATGATGAAGAAGACGCCGAAGAAGAAGAAGAAGAAGAAGAAGACGAGGAGTAAAACCAATGGCCAAATCATTTAAAAGTATTAGACCACAACTTGTTTGGGAAGATGACAAGCCCGAGCAAGAAGAAAAGATCAAGAGTGCAGGCGTAGATGCTCCTCTTCCATCTGACGACGAAGAATTGGATGATGCAGACGAGAATACGCGCAATGCCGATGGTTCTGCGGAAGATATGGTCACCAAGGCGTTCAAGCCTGTCTATGTGAAACGCAAGGATGGTTCTTATACACACAATATGGAATCCGTTATTCGCGAAGACCAAGAGCTTGTCGAAAATACAATGGATACGCTAAAGAAAATTGTGACGCAGCATCAGGCTTCTACTATTAGATTCAAAGATGGAAATACATTAAAAGTTGATGCCACGACGGCAAATATTCTTCTTCAGGTCCATGGTGCATTGAACAAGAACAACCAAGTCAAGTTAGCCCAAACGATTTCAAAAGACAAGGCTGGTTTTTCAAAGATGGCTGATTTTGCATTCCGACAGGGTAGAATTGGCGCAAAGACCGGACATCAAGGCATATCAGCAAAGGCGATCTAATATGAGACTAATCACCGAACTCAACGAGAGCGTAGAATTCCTAACCGAAGTCGATGAGACAACTGGTAAAAAGAGCCACTATATTTCTGGAATTTTTATGCAGGCCGAGCAGAAGAATCGCAACGGAAGAATGTATCCCGTTAGTGTTCTGCGAAATGAAGTCAAGCGATATAATGCTGAGTATGTAGACAAGAATCGTGCATTCGGTGAGCTTGGGCATCCTGACGGTCCTCAAATCAATCTTGACCGTGTGTCTCACATGATTAAAGATATTAAAGAAGACGGAAACAACAATTTTGTGGGCAAGGCAAAGATTATGGACACGCCTTACGGAAAGATTGTCAAGAATCTGATTGACGAAGGCGCAAATCTTGGTGTCTCGTCTCGCGGAATGGGCTCATTGAAGCCTAGTAAGACTGACGGTATGCAAATTGTCCAAGACGATTATCGCCTTGCAACCGCAGCGGATATTGTTGCAGATCCCTCTGCTCCTAATGCATTTGTACAAGGAATCATGGAAGGAAGAGAGTGGATTTGGGATAATGGTATCCTTAAAGAACGACAAATTGAAGAATACAAACAAGAAATTTATAATGAAAATCGAACAAGATTAGAAGAAACTAAATTAAAAGTTTTTAAGGATTTCCTTTCAAAATTATAATTAATATAAATAAGAGTAGAATTAAAACTGCTTTCTTTACTTTTATAGGGAGAATTTCAAAATGACAAAGTTAGAACAAATCATCGAGGGGGTGGTCACCGGAGGAGGCGATCAGAGCCGGTCAACTTCAACCCCAGGAAATGATGCATATCCTAAGGAAGGCTCTGCTCCGGGAAAGAAAAATGCTCCAAAGGCCAAGGGTGGAGTCAAGCCCATGCCTGCGGTTGCAACCGATCTCGAAGTTAAGAACAAGGACGCCTCAAAGGTTGCACATCAGACCAAGAAGGCCAAAGAGCCTCAGGACGCTCCTAGAACTGGAGACAAGGGCAATCCTACTCAAGGTAGTTCCAAAGAAACTACTCCTCTACAAAAAGAAGAGGAAGAGTTTGAGACTGTATACGAAGAAGAGGAAGAGCTTGAAATTCCGTCCACAAAGGCCGGAATGGCCAAGGCTCTTTTCGACATCCTTCGTGAAATGGATCGTGATGAACTAGAAGATCGTTTCGGTGATATTGTCGGAGCCATCATCAACGAAAATTCCGATGATGACGAAGATGAGTATGAAGTCGAAATTGACGACGAATCTGCCGAAATGGTAGAGCAGGCGCGCACACGAATTGGTGCAGATGACATTGACATTAGTGCCGATGTTGACGCCCTTCTTTCTGACGACGACGAAAATCTTTCCGAAGAGTTCAAGACCAATGCCAAGATCATCTTTGAAGCTGCTGTTGTTTCAAAGATCAACGAGGAAATTGATCGACTTGAGTATGACTTCAAGGTTGAACTTACAGAAGCTCGGGCGGCATACGAAGAACAACTAACTGAAAAGGTAGATGGATATCTTAGCTATGTTGTCGAAGAGTGGATGAAGGAAAATGAACTGGCAGTCGAAAGTGGTATTCGTTCTGAAATCACCGACGACTTCCTTACGGGCCTAAAGAACCTGTTCACAGAACACTACATTACTATTCCTGACGAAAGAGTTGACGTTGTTGACGAACTCGCCACGAAGGTAGAAACGCTCGAAAATGCTCTCAACGAAAGCATTGAAGCTAACATTGATCTTCAGCAAGAGGCCAATGGTCGCAAGCAAGATCAAATTCTTCATGCTTTTTCTGATGGGCTGGCCGACACCGAAATTGAAAAACTAGGTTCGTTGGCCGAAGGTGTCGAGTATGAAGATGAAGATCAGTACATTCATGCAATTGCGACACTCAAAGAAGGTTATTTCCCACAGGCACCAATAACAGTAGATGAGGAAGATACAGACGAACTTCTTAGTGAATCGTTGACTGATGAACCTCAAACTTCTGCCGCTATGTCTGCCTATACACAAACACTTGGTAGAACTAGTAGAACTATAAGACGTTAATTTTATAAATAGTAATAGAATCTCGGGTAGTAACAAACCCAAAAGTTATTAAAGGAGTTAAAAACATGTATCTTTCCGAAGAACTACAATCAAAGTGGGGTCCTGTCCTCGACCACGAGGATCTGGATACAATCAAAGATCCCCACAAGCGAGCCGTGACTGCCATTCTCTTAGAGAATCAGGAACGGGCACTCATGGAATCAACCGGTTCTGGCGCACCTCAGCAACTTTTTGAGGTTCCCGCGAACCAGACTAATACAGTTGATTCTGGCGGTATCGGGAACTTTGATCCCGTCCTAATCAGCCTCGTTCGTCGTGCAATGCCTAATCTCATTGCATATGACATTTGTGGCGTTCAGCCAATGACTGGTCCTACTGGGCTCATCTTTGCGATGCGTTCCACTTATCAGAGCCAGAGCGGAGCCGAAGCTCTGTTCAACGAAGCGAACACCACGTTCTCTGGAACAGGCTCTGCTGCACTTCCAGATGTTGGCGATATTCATACAGGTAGCGATTCGCTTCTTGAAACTTCCGTTACTGGTAATGGTATGTCCACCAGTTCTGCTGAAGCAATGGGCGATTCCGGCCAAGAAATTGCCGAGATGGCATTCACCATCGACAAGGTTACAGTAACCGCATTGTCGCGTGCCCTCAAGGCAGAGTACACTGTCGAACTCGCACAGGACCTCAAGGCTGTTCATGGCCTCGACGCCGAAACCGAGTTGGCTAACATTCTGTCTGCTGAGATTCTTGCTGAGATTAACCGAGAAGTTATTCGCACAATCAACAAGAGCGCAACGCTTGGTGCAAACACAGGCACAGCAACCGCAGGCACTTTCGACCTTGATGTCGATGCCAATGGTCGCTGGAGCGTTGAGCGATTCAAGGGGCTCATGTTCCAGATCGAGCGCGAAGCAAATAAGATTGCTCGCGAAACTCGACGCGGGAAGGGTAACATCATCATCTGCTCGTCAGATGTTGCATCTGCTCTTTCGATGGCTGGTTCACTTGACCATGCTCCTGCTCTCAAGGATAACTTGAACGTAGACGACACTGGCAACACCTTCGCAGGCGTGCTAAATGGTCGCTTCAAGGTTTACATTGATCCTTACTTTGCAAGCACAACGGGCCGCGAGTATATGACTGTAGGCTACAAGGGCTCAAGCGCATATGACGCAGGGCTGTTCTATTGCCCATATGTTCCGCTCCAGATGGTGCGCGCAGTTGGCGAGAACAACTTCCAGCCAAAGATCGGCTTCAAGACTCGATATGGTCTCGTTGCCAATCCGTATGCAACAAGCGCAGGCGATGGCGTAGTAGACACCCGACAAGGTGCCAAAGTTCTTGAAACAAACAAGAACCTCTACTATCGCTCAGTTGTTGTAACAAACTTGATGTAAACAGTACATCTCGTTTAGTAACTTTGTTACTTACCTATTAAAGGGGAGCCTTCACGGGCTCCCCTTTTTTGTTATAAATAGAACTGCGAAGTATAGAGGAGATTCTATTAATGCCACCCCCAATAGCAGAAACAGGCGCACGATATAAAGATCCGGAAAATCAAAATTTCCTATCTCCTGTTGGATTTCGTTTTTCTATTCGTAGACTTCCCCATGTCAATTGGTTTCTACAAGGGGCTACTATACCAGGAATTACATTGGGCGAAGCCATTCAACCTACGCCATTCATTGACGCAGCCCAACCCGGAGAAAAACTTACCTTCGATCCAATTAATATTTCCTTCAAGGTAGACGAAGATTTAAAGAACTGGACAGAACTTTTTAATTGGATGGTTGGACTTGGCACTCCTACAAAGTTTCGCGAATATAAGGATAACGTCAAGGCTCATGGTAAAGAAGCCGTGGTATCAGATGCAACGCTCACCACAATGAACAGCGTAATGAACCCGAATTTTGAAATTGTGTTCCATGATGTCTTTCCGTTGTCATTAGGCGAACTTTCATTTGACACTACCCAAAGCGACATTGACTATCTGACATGTACCGCAACATTTAGATACCTAAATTACGAATTTAGAAAATTATCAAAATAGCACTTGACAAATCGTAAAAAAAGACTATACTTATAGATACTTAGATTGTTTTATGGAGACTATTTTGAAGCTGGAAGAAATTCTTGCCTTGTGGGAAACTGACAGCAAGGTTGACACAATTGAATTGGACAAGGAAAGCCTAAAGATTCCTTCCTTGCACAATAAATACCTTAAAATCTATACCTTGGAAAATCTTCAACTCAAGAGGATGACCCACGATTTTAAGGAAATGGAAAGAAACAAGTTTGAATACTACTCAGGCAAAATGAGTGGGGAAGAGTTGAAGGAACAGGGATGGGATCAGTTTGACCATAAATTGCTCAAGCAAGACATTCCCCGCTATCTAGAATCTGACCGCGAATTGATTAAGATGCTATTGAAGATCGACTATCAGAAAGAAAAGGTAGAGACAGTCAAATCTATCATGACCAACATCAATGGGCGCAGTTTTTATATTAATAATGCAATCACCTGGCAGAAATTTCTGAATGGAATTAATTAATATTATATGGCCGATATTATATTATCCAAAGTGAATGAAGCATTTCTTCAAGTTGATGGTGAGCGTTCTACTCTTCAAGAAATGTCTGATTACTTTACATTTTATGCTGAAGGCTATCAATTTATGCCTGCGTTTCGGAGCAAGCAATGGGATGGCAAAATTAGGCTCGTTGACCTCCGCAACAATACCATTTATGCAGGGCTACTTTCGCACATTGAACAATTTGCTCAAGATAGAGACTATGATATTCAATACCACGACTCTTCTGTTGGTCTGACAGAAGAGTTTTCTTTACAGGAAGGCAAGGAGTTTGTTGACACACTCAATCTTCCTGTAGAAATTCGTGACTATCAACTAAACGCATTTGTTCATGCAGTTCGTAAGAAACGCTGTCTTTTACTCTCCCCTACTGCATCTGGTAAGTCCCTCATCATCTATACGCTCATGCGATATTATGAAGGAAAAAAAGCACTCATCATTGTTCCTACAACTTCGCTCGTTTCTCAATTGTATGGGGATTTCAATCATTACGGGCAAAACGAAGGTTGGAAGTCAGACCAACACGTTCACTATATCATGGCCGGAAGAGACAAGCAATCAGATATGCCAATTACGATTTCTACATGGCAGTCTCTTTTCAAAATGCCAAAGCAATACTTTGAGCAATATGATGTTATTGTAGGAGATGAGTGTCATCTGTTCAAGGCCAAATCTTTGACCTCTATTATGACCAAGCTGGTCAATGCAGAATATCGCTTTGGTACAACAGGAACTTTGGATGACACACAGACACACAAACTTGTCCTTGAAGGGCTATTTGGTCGGGTCAAAAAGGTCATCACGACAAAAGAACTCATTGACAAAAACCAATTAGCCAAATTTGACATCAAGGCGATCACACTCAAATATCCAGAGCAGTATTGCAAAACAGTTTCCACAAAGAAATATCATGAAGAAATAGATTTTCTAGTTAGCTGTAATAAGCGCAATGCATTCATCCGAAACCTTGCGGTGAGCCTTGATGGTAATACTCTTGTTCTGTTTCAATATGTAGAGAAGCATGGAAACTTACTACATGCGATCATTAGGGACAAAGTAGCCAAGGGGCGAAAAGTATTCTATGTGTATGGAGGCACTGATACCGAATTAAGAGAAAAGGTCCGAGCTATTGTAGAATCTGAAAAAGATGCTATAATAGTAGCATCGTATGGGGTTTATTCGACGGGTGTAAACATCAAGAATCTACACAACATCATATTTTCTCACCCAGGCAAATCAAAGATACGGGTATTGCAAAGCATCGGTAGAGGTCTGCGAACGAGTGAGAGCAAAAGCTCAGCCACACTATATGACATAGTAGATGACCTGAGTTACAAGGCTCATAAGAATTTTGCCGTAAAACATTTTGTCGAGCGATATAAGTATTACATGCAAGAACAATTTCCCACCAAAATATATAAGGTAGACTTAAAATTCTGACATGGAAACTAAATTAAAATATATTCAGTTTGATAATGGTGTTGAACTCATTAGCGAAATTGACATTTCTGATTGGAAACAGGCAGAAGCCATAAGACTCATTAATCCGTTGAAATTGTTTGTGCTTCCTCCTTTCGTAGATGCGTCGGCACACTCTGGAGTGTCGGGGGAACAAACAATGATTTTAATTAAATGGATTCCTTGGGTTAGCAATAGTATAACAATCAAGATTGATAAACTTCTAGTTGTCGAAGATATTGACCAACTTATGGTAGACTATTATCATACCACATTAGACAAATATACAAGAATGTCCATGAGCGGAGGAGAAGAAGGAGAAGAACCAGAACAAGAGTTTAACAAGCTGATGGACGAGTCTTTTGACTCGGTTGAAGAATTAACTGATCTTGTGGATGTATTAAAAACACTAACTAAAAAACCAAAAAGGGTATTACATTAAATGAAAACACAAAATAAAAAGGCAAATCATTATGTGGACAATCAAGAATTTTTAGGAGCAATGGTAGAATTTAGAAATGGTGTGCTAAAGGCAAAGGCAAAGGATGGTGATGTAAAAAGGCCTAGGGTTCCCGACTACATTGGTGAGTGTTTTATTCAGATTGCAACACATTTATCATATAAGCCCAATTTCATAAACTATACATTTCGGGATGATATGATTTCGGATGGTGTTGAAAATTGTCTGCAATATATTGATAACTTCGATCCCGCCAAATCAACGAATCCGTTTGCCTATTTTACACAAATCATTTATTATGCATTCCTGCGTAGAATTCAAAAAGAAAAGAAGCAGTTGTATATTAAGTACCGAGCCTTAGAGAGGTCTGGTTTGATTGAGAGTATGGTTCAATCAGAAGCAGGGCATGTCATTAAGGAACCTGCGTTATATGACAACATACAAGAGTTCATTCGTTCGTTTGAAGATTCGATGCAAAAACAAAAGCAAAAGACCAAGGCAACAAAAAAGAAGAAAGGATTAGAAAAGTTTGAGAAGGAAAATGGTCCCCAATGAAAATTGGTTTAATAACAGATACCCACTGGGGAGGCAGAAATGATAGCGATGCCTTTACGGAATACTTTGTTAAGTTTTATGAGAATACATTCTTTCCATATCTAAAAGAACATAATATCAAAACTGTAGTGCATTTAGGGGATGTGGTTGACCGTAGAAAATTTATCAATTTTAAAACACTTCAGACCCTTAGAACAAAATTTGTCAACAGGTTTGGAGCTGAAGGCATTGATACTCATATTATTATAGGCAATCACGACACCTACCTTAAAAACACCAATAAAATAAATTCTATGACAGAGTTGTTTTCCTCGTTTGACGGAAAGAATGAACCCTGGATATATGCAGACCCGACTGAAATTGTATTTGACGGATTGAAAATTCTTATTCTTCCTTGGATTAATGAGGGAAATCGCAAAGAGACATATGACCTTATTGAGAATAGCGATGCCCAAATTATCATGGGGCATTTAGAATTGGCTGGATTTCAAATGCATCCTGGATATTCCAACGAACACGGAATCGACGCATCAATATTCAGTAGGTTTGATATGGTCATGTCTGGGCACTATCATCATAAGTCAGATGACGGTACCATTTATTATCTCGGTGCGCCATATGAAATAACATGGACAGATTATCAAGATCCCCGAGGATTTCATGTGTTTGATACAGACACCCGAGAACTGGAATACATTCGTAATCCTTATAGAATGTTTCATAAAATCTTTTATAACGATGAGGGCAAAACTTTTGAAGAAGTGACAGGTAAAGACTTTTCGTTATATGCTGGATCGTGCATTAAAGTTGTCGTTCAAAACAAAACAAACCCGTATTGGTTTGATATTATGTTAGATAAACTATATAAGGTAAACCCAATGAGTGTTTCTATTGTAGAAGATTTTACTGACCTTGCTAATATTGGTGACGATTCTTTGGTCGACCAGGCAGAAGACACAATGACAATTCTGAACAAGTATATTGATACTATTGAAATTTCAGGAGATAAAACGCAACTTCAGGAACTTCTACAAGATTTGCATAAAGATGCACTGACTATGGATCTAGAGTAGATATAATGATAATTTATAGGAGGGTAGATCCATTATAGTATTTCATAATGTGAAATGGAAGAATTTCCTTTCGACAGGAAACACTTGGATAAAAGTTGATCTTGACCAACATCTAAACACATTGATTGTTGGAGAAAATGGAACAGGAAAAAGCACCATTCTTGATGCGCTGACATTTAGTTTGTTTGGCAAACCATTTCGTAAAATTAACAAACCACAACTAGTCAATAGTGTCAACGAAAGCGACTGTCTTGTCGAAGTGTCGTTTACGATTGGAACAGTTTCGTATATCGTGCGCCGGGGGATTAAGCCTGCGGTGTTTGATATTTTGGTGAATGGTGAAGCCCTTGACCAGACAGCCAATGTTCGTGATTTTCAAGACTTGCTCGAAACACAAATCTTGCGACTTAATTACAAATCATTTACCCAAGTTGTTATTCTGGGTAGCTCGACTTTTGTACCATTTATGCAATTGTCTGCGGCCAACCGAAGAGAAGTCATTGAAGACTTACTCGACATTCAAATCTTCTCGGTGATGAACACAATTCTAAAGCAAAAGATTTCGTTGCTAAAAGACGATGTTAATGAGAATGATACAAACTCCTCATTAAAGGAGCAGTTCGTTAATGTTCAAACTGAAAATCTTAAACGCATAGAAAAAGATAATCAGAAAATTATTAATCGGCACCAAGATGATATTAATACTCTTTTGGCGGAAATGAATGAGCAAGAAATAACAATCCAGAGTAATACAACCGAAATTAATCCTTTACAATTAAAAATTGTTGATATGAAAAAGCATGAAACAAAATTCAAAGAGGCTGAGAAAATTGATAGTAAACTACAGACTAAGAACTTAGGGCTTATCCGAGAACTTGATTTTTATAACAAGCATGATGAGTGCCCAACCTGTCAACAAGATATTGATAATCAATTCAAAGACACAAAAACCCAGGCAATATCAAAAAAGAAACAGGAAATTGCCAAAGCAATAACTGATATATCAAAATTGTTGAAAGAGATTGATAATGACATTATAGGCGACCAATCTGTAGTGGACAAAATTCAAGAGCTTACTTTAGAAATCAATTTATTAAAAACCAAAATTTCTGGAACACATCAAATCATCAAAACTTTGAACGAGAGTATTAAAGAATTATCAACCAAGGGAGATGTTGATACAGTAAAGGATGAGATCAAACAGGCAACTCAAGACTTGCAGGAATTAAACGAAGAGAAGGAAACTCTAACAAATAAAAACGAAATTCAAAAGATTGCAGCCACACTCCTAAAAGATAGTGGAATTAAAACTCTTATTATTAAGCAATATTTGCCCATCATGAATAGTCTTATCAATAAGTATTTGGTTAACATGGATTTCTTTGTTAATTTCACATTAGACGAAAGTTTCAACGAAACAATCAAGAGTAGACATCGGGATGAATTTTCTTATGCGTCTTTTTCTGAAGGCGAAAAAATGCGTATTGACCTTGCGCTATTATTCACATGGCGCACAGTCGCCAAGCTCAAAAATTCAACCAACACGAATCTCCTAATTCTCGATGAGGTATTTGATAGCTCACTTGATGATTCAGGAACACAGGAGTTTTTGAAGATTCTCTATACATTAGGCAAAGATCAGAATTGTTTTGTTATCAGCCATAAGGGAGATATTCTGCAAGACAAATTCAACAACACCATTAGGTTCGAGAAGATCAAAGGATTCAGCAAACTATCATGATTGAAGAAAATAAGCCCTGGCAGCACGGTTACGAATTGGATTATCTTCTTGGTTTAGAAGAGTGCTACTCTGAATACAACAAGTATTCTTACTCACCATTTAGTGCAATGAAGAAAAATACAATTGCATCTGGACTACACAGCAACACATTAAAAATACACAAACATGAAGAAAAAAGTATCGTTTTTCTTGATTCTAAAATTTCAAAAGTAAGCTCTCCTATCACAATGTATGGCGACATTAAAATTGGGGTCAAAGAAAAAGGAGACCGAACAATTACAAAATTGGCTTGGGCGGAAGGCCAAGAAAAAACCGCATCAGACATTCTAACTTCTTTTACTGAGTCGTGTTGGTTGTATGTGTGGGCAGAAGACCCTGCGTCGAATAAGATCGCAATCGAAGCAGGATTTACTTGGATTGGCACAAAAGTCACAACCTTTGCCGAACTCTATGCAATCTATTTCAAAGCGCCACAACACACTAATGCACTATTTGGTGAAGGCAGAAAGCATCCAACCCGAATGGACGTAGAAGATTGTGCATTAGAAAAAACTAACATTGAACTGGCTAATGTGCATACTCACATATCTCCGTTAATCGAAGCTATGGAGAAACTTGATACGGAGTATACAAATCATTACTCCAATTACAATAAAAAGAAATCTTGGGGGGCATTGTCTCTGAGGGGATATACTTCCGACCCTGCATTCATTACCAAACCTGTCGAGATGAGTAAGCAATGGCAGCTAGAACATATTGACGAAAAATTTAGTATGCAAGATACCGAGCTGCGAGCTGCGCTTCCTCAAGTGGAAGAACTTCTGAAACTTCTTCCTGGAAATCTTCATCGGGTCCGTCTGATGAAACTAGCCCCAAACGGGGGAGAACTTGAACGACACACAGATCAAGTTGACCCAGACATAGGCGTGAAAAATGGTAAGATAATGAGATTTCATTTTCCCATAATTACTAATGATGGTGTGGTTTTTACTATGTGGGGGGTATACGGTAAGCCGAAGAGTGCGAACATGGAAGTTGGTGAATGTTGGTTCTTAGATATTCGTAAGCCACACCAAGCCATAAATAATGGAGACAGCGACCGAATTCATTTGGTTGTTGATGTTGAAGCTAACGACGAAGTAAGGAGGTTAATTAGAAATGTTGTATCTACTTGAATTCCTAGACATGGTTCCCATTAGAATTGTGGGAGGAGACAAATACACATGGAACTGCTATGGTGATGATGCAAGATACTTAGACATGGAGCAAAACGTAGAACTTGTCTTTGACGAAGAGACAGAAGAAGTTTATGAGATTGCTATTCGGGAAGATGGTGACGGGCAGAATGTTGTTTGGAGAAGTCAACAACACGAATCTGCATACCTTGAAGAGATAGGGGAAAGACGCAATCTTGACGAAGACGAGCTTGAATCGAAAAAAGCAAATATATCAGAATGGCAAGAAATTATTAATAAGGTGAATGAACTCTATGACTCTGGACCTATTTTTACATAATGACGATTCCGCGGAATCTTATCTTAAATGGATAAGGGGTTGGGTTGATCCTAATCCAAAACCTGTGTTGGAAATGCACGAAGATTACATGGTGGTGCGAGACGACTTACTGGGCGTCGGGTCTAAGGTCCGAGGATTAGATTATATCGTCGGGCACATGTCTGATTATAAGAACACAAAAGAATGGGTGTTTGGTAGCTGCCCTGCTACGGGCTATGCCCAGATTAGTTTGCCTTATGTGTGCAATCGTTATGGCAAGAAGGCTGTTCTATTCATGGCCGAGCGCAAGAGAGAAAACTTTCATCCATTTCAAGTTAAAGGATTATCATTGGGTGGAGATTTGCGAATGGTGCCTAATGGTATGTTAAATGTGACCGAAAGACGAGCCAAAGATTATGTTCTAGAAAATTCTCAAGAACGAAGCCTTCTGCCTCTCGGGTTAGAGCATACCACAGTCACCGCTTGTTTCATTCAAGTCGCAAGAGACTTGCCGATTAAACCTAAAGAGTTCTGGACTGTTGGTTCAAGTGGAACCCTCAATAGAGCCCTTCAACTAGCCTGGCCTGATGCCGAAGCTCATGTGGTCTCCGTAGGACATAAGATGAGCGAACGACAAATCGGGCG